CCTCTAGTAAAACTACAACCGCTTCCTACAACGTATTTTATAGACATTTTTCTTTTTATATAAATATTTATCAATGATGAAAAGGATAGACCCTAATACCTTATTTTCGCTCTTCGAAGCTAACGATGAACAGGTATACGAAGAGAATGGAGTCGCGGATACCTTAAAAAATCCGTTCGTTCTTATGGGTATGGTAGTAAGAGGGGTAGATAATTATAGGGTTCTTGATAAATTATACCTAACCAATCATAAAAAACACTATACCCCTGTCAGAGAACTTACAAAATTTAAGTATTTTTGTAGATTATATGAATATTTAGAAAGAATTGATTATAATAAGTTCGAAACCAGGTATACTATAAGTGAATCTTACAATAGTCCTCATACAAACGTTAATTTAAACGTACTTTTACATTTTTTTGAATCAATTGAACATTATGAAAAGTGTGCAGTTATAAAAAAATATATAGATTTGTTATACGAAAGCGTAGGAAATATTAAAACTACTAGTTTATAGCTTTTTTTTAACTAAATTTTTTATATATGCTTATCGATTTAATAGAAGTAGTAGTACTTTTTGGAGTATTTTGGTTCTTAATGAATAGATTTTTTAAATATATGGATAAATGAGCGTAATTTTCGGTGATGGAGCTCAAAAATGGATCAATAAGCATAAGAAAAGCGGAGAGATCTTTAGAGCTTATTGGCATACTAACGGTAAAGATATTACTTTAAATTCAAATGAAGGTGAAGGTTTAAGGTATGAGTGGAAGTATAATAACTCCGGTAGACAGCATGGTATTGCTAAAAGTTGGTGGTATAACGGTAATTTAAATCAAACAAAAACCTATATAAACGGAGTTTTAAGCGGAATAGCATGGTTTTACTCTCCTCTAAATGATCATTCTTCGTGGGTTATATATAGAGATGGAGTTGCATGGGAGGGATTAATCAGTAGATATGCAAGTAATGAAGATACAGAATCCGAATACCCGTTTGGTGCTATAATAAAACAGATTTATTACGAAAAAGGTAAGCAGATATACTTTAAGCGTTTTTATCATCAAGAAAAAAAGCTACTTGGCGTAGGATTTACGGAAGAAATACTATAAAATAGTTGGAAAATTGGAATATTCTTCTTATATTATGGTATATTTAAAAACGGTTATATGAATTATCAACAAAAAGTAAAGCAATCTAAGAAGATTATTAAAGAAATTAACTCTTTACAACCCGGAGAGCAGTTCGAAGTTACCTATGGAGTAGATAGAGAGGGTAATCCCAGAGTATTCGTAATAAGAGCCTATAATGGGTTTAAAGATGAAATAGATTATACTATAAGAGAGGGTAAAGGTATTCTAGGAGGTCAAATGAATATAGAAAACATAACTAATACTCAAATGAAAGGTTATAGCTTTGATATGATGGGTACTAAGACTACTTATAACTTTCCATTGTATATGATTAAATTAAGAAATGTACATAATTAGTAGACTCTAACCAAAGTCATGATAGTACCTCAGCACATTCAAACTCAACTCTATGAACTTATTAGCCATAGATTTGATAGCATCCAGATAGATCGCCTCTCTATGGATAAACCAGATTGGAACCTATCCACTACCGGTAAGTACTCTTTTATCTTGTCTGTACGTAAGAGCTATCCTTTTGCGGTAATGGTATCGGAGATAGCTAATCAAAAATATACTAAAAAGGCCTTTGAGATAAGGGCTAAATTAGAAGATATTCTCAATGAAAATATAAAGTATGGTTAATTATAAAAAATTTTCGGTGCAACTTTGCGCGCTTTGCGCGGCGGTCGCTTCGCTCTTTACTTCGTGTACTATAGAAGATATCACCCTCTCCCCTTGCATCACCGCCGATTGCAACGTTGAAATGGTATTCCCCGGTTATGAAGATACTAACGGTATACATCATATCGATTTAGATTTTGATGGTGATTATTTACCTTACTTTGCCGTAGAGGCTTTTGCAGATCAATTAAAACCTCAATATGAATATAATAATCGGCAAGTAGTAGAGGCTAGATTTGATACCGATACTTATTGGACTATAGGAGACTCACTTATGGTTACGGTTAATAACTATGATCCGTTCAATGGACCTTATGATTATTCCGGAACCCTCCTACCTAATAGCTCTTATTCTCTAATTCTATCATTATTTGCAGGTATACAGGTTAATATAGTGCAGCCTACTACGATATACTTTAAGAAAGATCACTCTAGATTACGTACTACACGTATAGTAGGTCCGGTACCGCCCATGGCCGTAGGAGATACCATTACTTTGTATATGGAAACCTTTTGGGATGCTGGTAGTGATTCGGAGTTAAAACTTATTCAGGAAAAATTTATTGTAGAATAGTTGATCTTTTGAAAAAAAATCATTATCTTAATTATATATTAAGAATTAAATATAAATAAATACTTAATTATATTAATAATATAAGAATAATTTAATAATATAACAAATAATTAATCTAATATGTCATTGAAAGCGGAGAAAATCCATTCGAACTACGAAAAACATCTTAAAATTATAGATCATTACATTACCGAACGTAAGGATAAATGTAAAAAACTTATAGAACACTTAGGCGAAGCCTATATTATGGCTCCAGCTAGTGGTAGATCGTGGCATCATAATGCTTTCCCAGGAGGATACGTAGATCATGTAAATAGAGTAGTAGAGTATGCTATTAAACAGAAGAAACTCTTCGAAGAAATGGGAGGTACTATAGACTTTACAGATGAGGAATTAGTATTTGCAGCTATTTTCCATGACTTAGGTAAACTAGGTGATGGAGATAAAGAAAATTACATTATTCAAACAGATGAATGGCGTAAAAATAAATTATTCGAAAACTATACCTATAATCCAGACTTAGACTTTATGCTTATACCGGATAGATCTTTATTTATCTTACAGAAGTTCGGTATTCCAGTCACTCATAATGAATTTTTAGGTATAAGACTACATGATGGCGTCTTTGATAAAGCTAATGAAGCTTATTTCTTCAGTAATATGCCTACATCCAGAATGAAAACTAATATAGTCTTTGTTTTACATACAGCAGACTTTTTAGCTTCTAAAGTAGAGTTCGATAAATGGAGAAAAGACGGCGGTAGTTTAATCCCAAAAGATACTAAACCAAAGTATAAACAAAAAAAGCATTTTAAATCCTCTAAAGGGTTAAATAACATGCTTAAAAACTTATAATATGGAAATATTTTATATAATTATTGGTATTTTAGTTGCCTTTTCGGGAACTTTAGTGTATATTATTAGAAACTTACTTATAAAAGTAGAGAAATTTGAAGATGTCACACGAGATCAAGCACAATATCTTCAAAATATATCGAATACTATAGGCGAGTCTCGTAAACACTTACAGAATCTCGACGAAAAGGGGGTCTTTCAATCAGATGATGAAGTTGGTGAATTTTTTAACCAAATGAAAGCAGTACAGGACGAATTGAACAGATACATGCTCCCTGAAAACTATGGCAAGGAAGAGATCCAAAGCTAACTATTTTACTAAAGAAACAGAAGAGTATATAGTTAAGTTTAACACCTCGGAAGATCACGAGTATAAACAAAGAATCTTTACAGAACACATTTACTATCCCTTTTACAAATTAGCGGAAAACATTATACATACGTTTAAATTCTACTACACAGATGTAGATAAAATAGAAGACCTTAAACATGAAATAGTCTCTATTCTTTACGAAGAGAAAATAATGAAATTTGACCCTACTAATGGAGCTAAAGCATATTCATACTTTGGTACTATAGTCAAAAGATGGTTAATAAACTATAATAATAAAAACTATAAAAAGTTAAAACAGATCGGATCTTTTGCCGATATGGAAGATTCATATACTCAAGATTATAAAGTAAATCATATGTTTGCTAAAAACTTAAGCGACTTTATAGATGAATGGGTAGATAGCACATATGAAATATTAGAAGACCTGATACCTAAAGAACAAGATAGAAGAATAGCAGATGCAGTTCTTACTATTTTTAAGACTAGACACGATCTAGACATATTTAAAAAGAAAGCACTTTATATTTACATTAGAGAAATGACCGATTGCGAAACCCCTAATCTAACTAGAGTAATTAACATCTTAAAAGCTGACTTTCGTGTAAAGTATCAAAAAGCTTATGAAATAGGTCTTTTGCACAATAATCTAGAATAGTCTATTTATAATAAAAAGAATATGGCCCTAGATAAAGAAATATTCAAAGGAAAAACACTATCTGATTTATTTAGTGAAATTTACGATAACTCTAAAAATACTCAATCTCAAGTTAAAGGACTTATAGGAGAGTTAAAACCTCTTATAGAAAATGTTGGAGATGCAACCCTTTTAGTACCTATGATAAAGGAATACATGGAGATAGGAGTAAAAAATGATGAGCATTTAATTAAACTAGCCCAAGTTGTTCAAAGATTAGAAGCAGTTCAAGCCAGAGGCGGTGATGGAGAGTTTGACTTATCAGAACTACAA